GGTAGCACCGTCTGCTACATTTAACAAAGTCCGTGTATCAGCCGTGGTAAGTTCTAATATATCAGAAGAGCTACCTGTATTGTTACCAAGTATCGTATTGGCAGGTATCTCTTCTATCTTAGCAAAGGTAACAGAGTCATCAGCTATTGACGCTAACGAACCAACAGGATTACCACCAAGCGTAGAACCGTCGTGTATAAACAAGTCTTTAGTATCGGTGGTGTATACAAGCTCTCCTTCCTGTCCTGTAAACGCAGCATTCTCAGCAGCTGTCCCTCTTCGTAGTTGTACTTCAATACTCATTTATGCAATTCCTCCGTAGCTGTAAGATGCTGTTACTGGATCACCCACTATACTACCGTAGTCGTAATCTGTTGGTATTTCTACTTGTGTCTTAAAACCTCTTTCCACGATTATGACTTCAGTAAGATTGCCGGGTGGTGTTGTGAACCGTAACTCAGAAGCACCTCCAACAAGAGTATAATCTTCAGGATCAATAACAACTCCATCAATGGTTACTAAATAAGCAGTGGAGGTAAGACTGTTTGTTTGAAATGTTAAAGGGAAGTCAGTGGTTGAACCATCTCCCGTAAACTTATTAAAGTCAGGAGCAGCACCTGTTCCCGATACCGCAGAAGATATGTTACTATCCACATAAGTCTTGTTAGCTGCGTCAGTGTCTGTTGTGGGTGTTCCTAGTCCAGTAATCTTATTACCCGACATTTCCAAATCCCCTGACATTGCATCGCCAGCTTTGCTTACCTTCAGTGCATCTCCTGCTATCCTAGCTGCTTCCTCAGTGTCTATCTCGGTATCTACGTAGTTCTTAGTGGATGCGTCTTGTGGGTCGGTAGGATCAGCTAGGTCTACAATCTTATTATTCTTTGCTGTAAAGTCGTTAGTGCCTTCTTTCTTTTGCAACGACGCATCGTTCAGTTCTGCAATCTCTTCATTTAAAAAACGATTGTGTTGATACGCTCTGTCCAGTTCTGATTCAGTTAGTACCGATCCATTCTCAAAGTCTACAAGGTTGATGTCAGGTTGACTCTTACGACGAACTCTGACAACCTGTCCAGCAGTAGCTCCGCTGTTAAGTACAATCTTCTTAGTAGGAGATGTGACAACGCTGAAGAGGCTGGAGGATATAGGAGAACCATCAATCTCAACAGTTACGTGCTCCTCTTCTAAAAATTCAAAGGTAAAAACAAAGTCAGTTTGTGCTGCTGTTGCTGTGTAGTCTACGTAGGTCGTTGGTGTTGACATGATATTATATTATTACTTATTGAGCGAGGAGTTCAAGCACTTAGTCTAAGGTTACTGGTTTATATGGAGTCTTGCCGAGTAATTCTTTAAGTCTCGTATCGGGTTGTGTCTTTTTATATTCCTCAATCGGCATTTCTGATGTTATGCGTTCTAATTGTTTAGCATTAGGAGCAGTAGCTAATAAAGCATTTCGTATTTTATTTTCTTTCTCTTGTTCCATTAATACAGGATATTGCATTTGCACTTTTTTATAAGCAACCTCTCTAAATTTACCTAGCATCTGATTTAGCTTCTTCAATCTAAAGTCTTCCTGCTTAAAACCTTCAGGGGCTTTATTGGGATTTAATTTAGTAGGAGTTGTAAGTTTTTTACCAAGTAATACAGTAGCTTGTTTAACATTTAAACCGTCTATTTTAATTGTTTGGTACTCTTTTTGCCACGCTTCAAACGCATCAATACGAGTTTCAGGGTGCACTATTTCCTGTAAGTCAACACCGTCCTTAGTAGTAGTTCCTCCGTTAAAGTGATACTCACCATCTAATTCAATAGCAATAGCCCATGCAGCGTTACGCACAGCTTCTTCGTCTTTTAAATTAACACTCGCAAGCTTCTCTTTATTGAAACTCCTAAGACCGTCCTTATCAGTAACGACATAGTCTTCTACATCCATTATCTGCTTACTGACCCGAAAAGGATTAAACAAACTAAAAGCTTTTAGACGATCTGTTTTATGAAGCGGTTGAGGGTCACCAAACATATCACGATACGGTGGTACTTCTCTAGCTATACCTCCGATACGTTTACCTAAGAGTTGCATCATATTATCACTGCGTCTTCTAAATTCATCAGTAGCCATAGACATAGCGTTCATCGCTGACGGCACTGCTGATCCAAACATACCTTTTACTAATCTTGATCTTTTAGCATCTAAAGCCTCTTCCGATTCACTGGTAGCTGTAACAAGTTCAATAGCATCCCCAAGGTTTTTAAAGTATGATTTATTACCTATATTATTAGATACAACGAGTTGAACGATTCCTAATGCAGTCATAGCTTCCCTGCGTTGTGCCATAGTCCCTTTACTGAGAGTGTGAATGTCTGCAACTATATTCATTATCGTAGCAAATGGTTCAAGAGCATTTATATCTTGAGCGAGCACTTCGTCTCCTACTGGTATCCGTAGTTGATAATCACTAAGTCCAGTTCCTGTTTGTACATTTTCTCTCTTCTTCCAATTCTGTCCGATCATCCCTTCATACAGCCCTGCTTCAGCCATTCCCCAAGCAGTAGCTATAACACCTGCTCCGATTATCTGCCTCCCTTTGGCTCTAGCTGCTACGATAGGATCACCGCTGTTTAAGTCTTGAGTTGTCTTCGCCCATATTTTGTCCGAAAACTTTCTTATACCGGGTACATCTGCAAGTACTGAAGTACTACTTAAACCTTCTCTTATAATGTTTCTACCTGTTCTTTGGAACGGACTTATGATTGTTTTAAGTAACGGAAAACTAGCGAGCAGATTTTCTATTGGTTTTAGTGCCCCTTGTTCCAACCAAGTCATATTAGCGAACTCACCTAACTCGTCAGTAAAAGTAACTTCCTTTACATTCCGCTGTACGTAGTCAACAAAGTTACTAGTGTTCTTGTCCCAGTTATTCTTTAAATAGTTTTCAATGTAAGAAGCCATATTCTCAGCTTTAACACCTTCTTTTTCAGCATTAAGAATAGCTTGTCTTCTTGCTTGGTCTTCAGTCATCAAACGTGTTCCGTCTTCCGTAAATACTCTATTAAGAAAACCTTTATAGTAAGCATCGAAATTATCAGGCACTTCTTCACCGTTAGCTTTTGCCATGCGATAATCATAAACAGCTTTAGCTTTAGTCATGGCGTGTGCGATCCTCATTCTAGAACGAGCATCTACAGCAGCCATTGCTTTACCCGGTACATCTATAAACTGACCTACATTCTCTAGTGACTGACCTAACGCACCTCCTATACCAGTACGCTCCATCGATAAAGCAGATTCTCCTACTCTTTCAAAATGACTACGTAAATCAGATATTCCTGACTTAAAAGCTTTTCTAGCTTCTTGTAAAGCAATGTCGTTAAACTCTCCGTAAGTCGTACCTACTCTAGCCCAAAAGTCGTAAGCTTCTTCAAACTGTTGCTTAGTCATACCACGACGTGCCCACGGAGCTAGAGCCATATATTTAGCACCTGCTTTACCCATCCAAGAGTTGTAACGAGACATAACAGCATTACCTAAACCTACTTTTATAAGAGTGGTAGGAGCGGATAACATACTAGAATACAGAACATCCATTCCTGCGTCTCTTACTTTAGTGTATAAGTTAGCACCTTGTTCAAAGTTTTTCTTTAATGTGCTCTTATTTTGAAACGCTTGTTGTTGTTTTATTAAAATGTCTTTTACCTCACTAACGTCGTTTGCTTGTTGCACTGCTTTAAACAAACGCTTCCTAGCTTCTAAGTCACCAAAAGTTTTTATCTGCTTATCTAGTTCTTCAGGAGTCATATCCTTAGAAGCTTTTAGATCGCTTACTAAGTTTTCTTCTAGTTGAGTCTCTAGTTCTTCAACCTTCATCTCAAGTTGATCCTTAGTATATTTTCTTGATTGCAACAAACGACCAGCAGCACTACCCGCTTTCTTCCACCCTAACATTTGAGGTATCAGTTTTCTAGCAGCTACTTCAAAATCATTACTATTAACATCATTAAACTCTTTCTCACGAGTCAGCTTCAACAAGTCATCAAAACCTTTCACCATGATAGCACCGTTAGCTGACATTTGAATGGACAACTCGTTAATAGCATCCGCTACTTCTATATTGTCACTTAACTGTGCAGCTTTTAACACAAGTGCAAACTCTTCACCCATGTCAGTACCTAGTCTTCTATCCAACTCACGCTGTACTTTAGCTAAGTATTCAACTTGTCCTTCACGACCACCCTTTACATTCTTTAGGTCTTCCTTGATAGCATCTTGTACGGAGTTTATTAGTCGTTGTTTTTCAGCATCAGAAGTTAACAAACGTGCTTTTACCTCGTCTTCAGTATCAAGTATCTTACCCGTCTCAGGGTCAACATCACGAGTACCACCGCCAGCCATGAAGTCGTCTAGTGCTTCTCTAGCTTGTTGTTTTACTTTTGGAAAAGGCACATCAAAGCCGCCCACTCCTGCTTCTTCTAAATCAGCTTGAGTCTGTCTTACGAATTTATCTATTTCTGTTACAAATTTACCAGCAGTTTCTTTATCTACTTTTTCTAGCGACTTACTTTTTTCTATAACATTGCGAAGACTTTCTTCTGTTTCTTCAGCTATACTATCTAGTTCTGATATTTCTTGAGGGTCACCTCCTTGTCTTTGTGCTCTTCTTAAATTCTTTTGAGCTTCTCTAGCACGTTCTGCTGCTTCTTTAATATCAGCGTACTCGGTTTCATCTATGTCAATAGTAGGGGCTTCAGGTTTTGGTTGAGGTGCTTCGGCTTCAACATCGCTTTCCTTCAGTACTCTAGCTGCTTCGCTTTGTTGAAACTCTTTAGCGTATAACTCTATAGCTTCTACTTGTTGTTGTTCAAACTCTTCAAGTTCGTCTATAGCTCGTTGTAGTATCTTATCTTCAGGCTCTCTTAGATCGTTAAATTTCTTCTCTAGCTTTGCTATCTTTGCTTCGTATGTTTTTAAACCTCGACGCTGCCCAGTTTTCTTCAGACGTGCTACCTCTTTCTTTACTCCTCGTATTTCGTCTTTAATAGCTTTGCGTAGTAGAGGTGCTGCTTTTTCTTTTGGATCATACTTAACAAGAGCAGATTCTAAACGTCCTAATACTCCACCGATAGCTGCACCACCCGCTGATGTCAGTCCTAGTTCTCCTACTTTAAACTCACCTCTTTTACCGTATAATAATTCAAGTCCTTGATGTGTAGCATTTTCTCCACCTGCCATTACAGCACCTTCAAAACCACGAAGCACTACGGTTGCGGCTTTTGACATATCCTTACCAGTCTTAATACCGGGAATCATACCCCACGCCATCGCTGCTGCTGCTTCCTGATAAGATGTTTCCTCCTGATGACCGTATCCTATACGCATCTGCTGTGCCCACATATTGGCAACACCTGAAGTCAATCCTAGTCCACCAAAGTAAGCTACTCTAGAACCGGGCACTGGAGAGATTAGCATAGGAGAAGTAGCTATACCTTGCATCATAGGCAATCCTACTTCCACGACCAACGGAGCAAACATTTCGTAAGCTTGTGTTACTTTTCCGCTAAAACCCTCGTAGAAAGGATTAGGAATAACACCAGCACGGACGAGCCTCATCGTTTCCTTTTTAGCATCATCCATTGCTTCTGACGAAAACGGATCACCCTTGGCTATACGCTGTGCAATAGTATGAGTAAACGGACTCTCAGGCGGTAAGTTTGTTATTTGGGAAGCTCTTTCAAGGATACGTTCACCATCATTATATAACGCTCTGATACCGTGATCGGGTAAAGTTGTTGGTAGTTCTATGCGTTCAGTAGTTGGAGCACCCGGACGTAATCGTTGTGGTGCTTGTCCTTCAGGTGTCGCTTCTATCTGTTCTTGTCTAGTAAGAGGTTTAACAGGCTTACGAGTACGAACACCCTCGACCATACGTTCTTCTGCTTCTTTAAGGATAGGACCTGTTACTTGTTCAGTAAGTCTTTTCTTCTCCTCTTCTGTAATTATTTTTTCTTCGTCAGCCATTACTTAGGTGTTGTTAAAAACATAGTATTTGCCACAGTGATAGAATCATCTACCCAAGTGTCAAACAGTTTCTGAGCAATATCGTCTTGTCGTTCCTCTACTAAATCACGTGCCTGTTCGGTGCTATTACCTTTAGCGATTATTTTATTAAACTCATTTTCAAGAGCACCTCTTAAACTACGATCAAAAGCTCTATACTGCCTATTAACAAACATCTTAGCTTTTGATTCACCTGCGTGATCTTTAATTTGTTTATATATAGAATTAAATTCGGGATCATCGTCTGTTTTTGGGTTTTTATCTAATGTAATTGTTTGAAAATAACCCAATGTACCCGGATCAAAACCAAGATCAAGACCTCCCTTGACACGCTTAAAACCTGTAATTAACTCGTTATAATCAGCTTTTAGGTCAATATAGCTAGGGTTTTTCAAAACTTGAATATCAAAGTCTCTAGAGTTCTCTAGTCGTGTGTTTAGTTTATCGTACTGTTCGGCTGTTATGCTTCCCGTACTATAAGCGTCTTGTATTGCACCTTTAGTAACGTCCGTGTCCGTTCCGTCTTCTATTAAATTATTTAAAGAGGCAAAAACAACAACAGTAGCTTCGTCTTTGAGTTTACCTTGCCTAGAATAACTTTGCATAATATCAGCCATCAAAGCATCTCGTTTATGATAAGGAACTTTTTCTAATGCTAAATCGATCTGAGTTTTTAGAGTGTCTTCAGAAACTGCACCTGTCTCTTTATACTCTTCAAAAAACGCAATACTTGCCGTGGTAGCTGCTGCTTCGTATTCTAGATTAATTTTCTCTTTATTCTTATTCTCTAGTACAGCACGTTGACCTTCCACATAACCACGAAATTCTAATATAGCATTTCCTGTTTCAGCGTCTGCGTATTTAACACCGCCTCCTATATCCCATTCACTTAGTTTATCAAGAAAGCCTGTAACTTGTGACGGAGTGTATGTACCAGTAAGCAGTCCTTCTTTTAAGTCTTCTTTTATTAAATTATCCCAAGCAAACTTACGAGCACCTTTAAAAATACCAACAGGATGATTTATCCAACGTCTAATACTAGGGTCGTTTATATCAACAACACCCGCTATAGCTTGACCTATCGAATCTCTACCAAGTTCAAGCCAATTCCTTTTATTTGTTTCTATTTGTACATCGTCTAATCTTGATTGTACATTCTTACGAAACTCATCTTCTACATCTTCAAGTGATTCTAATATAAAAGATTTAACAAGAGGATTAGAAAACTCATCACGTTGTAAGAAAGCTTGCCTGTTTTGTAGTATGGTAGTTTCTACGTCTACAGTATCAGATACTAAATCTCTAAGCATTGCACGATAATCTCTACGTACTAATACTTCTCCTAAAGCTTGAGAACCTCCGATTAAAAACGGTACATTCTGTGCTTCAGGTATTTCTCCTGTTTCAGCTCCTTTACGGGCAACTGATTTAAGTTTCTCCGACATTCCAGTAGGGTCTAAAGCAAAAGCTTCTCTACCCCTCTGTAGTTGTAATTCCCGTTGTTCTTCTTCTAACTTCTGCTTTGCTAAACTTATTCTACCAAACTGTTCCAAAGCAGGGTTTACTCCTGCAAGGGCATCAGCTAAATCAGATAACTTACTTCTACCTACTCTTACATTAGCTAAACCATACTGAAAGCTAGGCAGATTAACAGGTTGTATCGGAGCAGCTGGACCTAATCTTTGTAGTTGTGCCATTACCCTTCCTCTTTTTCTTCAGGTTCAGGAAAACGACGACGACCTGCTTGTGCTAAAGTTAATCCTGTGCCTAATCCTCCTAAACCCCCGCTTAAAGCTCGCATACTCGTAACTAAAGGACTTTGAGTATCTACAGGCTGACTTAACGATAACATTTCCTGTTGGTGCTGTAACCCCAATTGTTGTAATCCTAAACCATATTGCATGGAATATAGCTCTTGTTGACGATTTAATTTTGCTTGATGGTCACCTAGCTCGCGGTCGTACTCACCTAAAACAGTTTCTCGTACTCTACCTCCGGCTCCTCTTTCTGCCATTATAACATTAAAGTTTGGTAAATATAATTCTATATCTCCATAT